TGATGTCGGCCGGAATGTAGCCTTCGACGTGGGCGGAAACGTCTGCCGCGGCGTTGGCCGCACTGCTCTCGGCGTAGTAGTATTCGTACAGCCGCGCCCCGCTCGCGTCCGAGGAGACGAAGTAGAGTCGGTTCTGCATGACCACCGGGCGAACGTTCTCCATGGTCTGGTATGCGGTGGCCGCAGTGATCGCCGCCGTGTTGGGCGTCAGCGCCTCCGGGGCATTCAGCTCGAACTGCATTCCCGCCTTGGTGAAGATGACCAGCGACTTGCGGAACGGGACGACGTACTCGATGAGGGTCACGCTGTCGGAGGATAGCCCCACGTCGATCGGGTCGGAATCGACGATATTGTCGTCGTCGTCGAGGAAGAAGTTGAAGTAGTCGCCGGCCTGAGAAAAGACGACGTTCTCGCCGCCGGCGAGGACCAGCCGGTTGCGGTGAAAGCTGATGTCGCTGATCGTGGCCCCGTTCTCCCAAAGGCTCGGCGCGGGGTTCGTATCCTCGTTGCCGGTGTAGCGGGGCTTCCAGTCCACAGTGCTCACCGTGAACTCCAGCGGCGAAACCGTCGTGCGGACGATCTGGATGGGAAGGGTCGTCGCGTCGAGGATCGCGTCGTCCTGGCTGGGTGGGGGGACGCGATCCCAGCGGTCCAGCACGGCCAGCGTGTTCGTCGCCGGGCTGCCGGTCCCTGCCGTCGGCGACCCGTTATAGAAAGCCTCGTCCTGCTGCCTCCAGTCGTAGCCGGAGCTTGGGGCTCTACAGGCCAGCACGAAGGCGCTGGAGCCGCGGTAGGGCGAGACGACCACGAAATGCCCGCTGGGCGGGTCGGACCAGTAGATCAGCGCGTCGCCGGCCCCGGCGTTCTGCAACGCCCGCTGGAACTCCAGGGCCACGTCGTACATGTCCGCGATGCTGCCCTGGCGTCGGTACAAATCGACGACGGGCTCGTACTGCTTACCGATCCCGGCGACCGTTGTGTTGGCGTTATCCCCGGCATAGATTTCATCGTCCAACTCAATCGTCGTGGCATTGGGCTTCGAGGCGATGGTGTACCATTCGGCCGCCACGCCGGTTCCTCCCGTGACGTTGATGCTGTCGCCGGCCGCGTAGGTGTAGGCCGCGAAATCTGCGTGGCTGAGTTCCTTCTCGGACTGGTCCCACGACACGCTCGTCTTGGTCATCGCCGTGTGGCCGAAGAAGATGCGGAAGCCGCCGGGGCTGCGCCCCGTGGCCTCGGAGTAGTACGCAACGGTAGCGGAGGGGGCGGTCGCATAGGTCCAGTACGCCCACGTCGCCGCCTCGACGTCGTACTGGTAGAACCCCGCGAGCCGTGCTCCCGTGTCGTCCTCCGTCTCGTGGTAGCTGGCATCCGCCGGCGAGTAAGAGGACATCACGTCGAAGTCGCGGTGCGGCGTCACGGACGCGTAGGCGCCCGAAGCGCTCATGGTGAGGGCGACGGTCGTGTTGACGAGCAAAGTGTAGTCGGCGACGGTGACGGGGCGAAGCTCGTCCGCGGTGGCGCTGTTGGCGTCGATGTAGGCCTGTGCGTCGGCCGAGATGTTGACCGTCGCCTCGTTGCCGTCCAGATCCCAGATTTGCAGGGTCTCGTAGCCCTCCCCGTAGAGCATCAGGTACTGTTCGATCTCGTCGCGGTGGATCGCGTGAAGGCGCGCCGTGACGGCGGTGTCCCTGTCCATCTCGAACAGGAGTGCAGCCCCGGGCCGCTTGGAAACCGCGTCCCGCACGCTGAACAGCGCATTGTCGGCGCTCTGGACCTGATTCGAGCGCCGAATGGCCGGCGGTTGGGTCGAGACCCCGCCGAACAGCGCGGGAACGGTGATGCGTCGATTCGTCATCAATACCTCCGGGGGACGCTGCCGATTCCGGCGACGTTGCGGAAGAAGGACGAGTTCTGGAGATTCAGGTCGCGTCGGTCATCGTCGTCCTGGCTGGCGTTCATGCGGGCGCGGGCCAGCCTCTTCGGGGCGTCCTGGGGGACGGGCAGTTTCACCTTCTGCGTGTAGTCGATCATGGACTCCACGGCGATGAGCTCCTGCATACAATCCGGCAACACCAGGAAGTCCATGTCCCGGATCTGCGTGACCTTGACGGAACTGCTGAATGCGTAGGTGTTGTCGTCGCGGTCGTAGAACCGCTGCTGGGCCCCTTCCTCGCACTTCCGCAGGGTCACGTCGGGGTAGGTGCCGTTGTTGGTCGGATCGGCGTGCAGCATATCCGGGTCGACGAAGATGAACGTGTCGTCGGTGGCGGCATCGGGTACGGCGGCGGCGCGCTCGGTCGTGGACGTGCCACCCGTGATCGTCTCACCCAAGGCGGTGAAGGTGCCGGTGAGCACGACCGCGTACACGATAGTCCCGGCGGCCGTGGTGATCTCGCCCTTGTAGGTTGCGGTGGCCGAGCTCGTTGTGCCCGTCAGGGTCTCGTCGTAGGTGAAGGTGCCGCTGGGCGATCCGGTAAAGGTGAAGGCGATGTCGGCCGCTTCGAGTTCGACCTCGTTCTCGGTGTTGATATGCCAGCCCTCGGTAACTATCTTGATGGTCCAGCGTTCGAGGTACGTCTTGGCGTCGAGGCCGATCCCGCTGGCGATGGACGCCACGGCCGCGAGGCCGAGGCCACGGATCATCTCATTCACGGCTTCGAGTTTGGTCATGAGTTCCTATCCTACTCCAAGAAGGGGGAGCCTGTTGCGGGCGCCGCTAGGCGCCAACACTTCGGCAAACGTGGTAGCGACCTTTATCTCATCAACCCAAACTGTTTCATCCGACGCAAACATCACTCCAACATGGAGATCGTATTGGTTCGGGGCCATGAACAAGTTATTCCGCCAGTTGACCTTGGACACATCGGGCGAACCCTCGTTCGCGTTGTTCTGATACAGATGGAACTCGCCGTCGTACTGCCCAGGAGCACTGGCACGAACCATCTTGTAGATCATCCAGTACCATGTCCCTACATTCTGCGTCAGACCGGCGAGTGAAAAGTTGGCCCCGGCATCATCGACCAGATAAGCGTCGGTTCTCGGAATGGCAGTTCTACGCCGCAGGACCACATCACCGGGGTCTGCGAAGGTGTCCACCTTCACCCCAAGTTGGCGCAGATCGGATGCCGTGTCGTCGAAAATGTTCATGCCGAAACCAACATAGATCGCCGCGCCGGCAGCCGGGGGAACGACAGTGACCTCCGACGTGGCCCACGCTTCATGGTAGCTGTCGGTGTCAGTCTCGATTCCGTAGGCACTCACGCCGTTGTACGCCGCCGCAACCTCGGCAGTCAGGGTGGTGGCCGGATTCGTGATCGTAACGAGATCGTAGTCACCGGCTGGCACGTCGCTTTTGAGAAGGTTAGTGCCGTGGGGCGTGGTAAGGTGTGCGTACAAGGTCATGCAATCACCGTCCCTGCCGTGCGCTCCGCCGCAACCTCTGCCTCGATCTCCTTCTCCGTGGGCAACGATAAAAGATGCTCGACCACGCGGCGAAGGTGTAGCACACGACGGTCATACGGAACACGGGACGAAAACCTTACCGTCACAGCACCCTTGCCCGGCACGTCCATCACGAAGCTGTGCCGTTTCGAGCCCGGACTTGTCTGCACGACGGGCGCGCGACCATCGACAAGATGCCTGACCGCGATCCGCTCCGCGCGCGGCGTAACCTCCGAAATCGCAAGCGAGCCCGTGAGGGCTCCGGCAACAAATCTCGCCGCGCCCGTGACCGCATCGGCGACCGTGCGGAGAATTGACATAAGCCTACCTCCCCGCGCCGCAGAGCCGGCTTCGCGGACCCGGGACGGGCGCGTGAGCCGGGTCGATGATGACGGGGTTGCTGTGCAGGATGATGTTGTCGAAGTCGAACACGGAACCGCTCTTGGGGTCTTGGAAGGCCCCGAGCCAGATATGGTGATCGTTGCCCCAATCCGCGTCGTTGTCGAGGCTGCCCTGGCTGGCCTGGGACACGCCGTTGAGCCACCACTCGACCGAGCCGTCGCCGTCGCCGCGCGTGATCCGCATGGCAACCCAATAGGCCGTGCCTTCGGTCATGTTGACTGCGCTGCCAAAGGTGCTGCCCGAACCGGCGTTGTCCATGTAGTAGCCCTGCATCTGGCCGCTACCGGCGTCGATCAGGGCAACGTGGCCCTTGACTGGCGTGTCGCTCCCCAGGCGGATGACGTGCTGCCCGGCAACGGCCGGGTAGGTCGTCGGCGTCACCCACGCCCCGAGGTAGATCGAGCCGCCCACATCCGGCACATAGGTATACCTCCGAAATACGAAGGTCACGTCGGCACCGCCCAGGGTGCAGCGGATACCGAAGCGGCCCGTCTTGGCGGCAGCGGCGGCGTAGGTCATGGTGCTCGTCGGGGCGTTCGCCTCGGACAGATTCCATTCGCTCCCGGGAAAGGAGCCGTTGTCGTTCCAGATCGTGAACGGAAGCGTCTCGATTACTGGCTGTGCCATGAGTGACCTTCCTATCCCTACTCGGAACTGACCTTGGCGCCGCCGCGGACGTCCTGCGCCGTGCAGTACAGCAGCAGCGACTTTCCGGCAGGCGTCACGACGTAGGGCTCCTTCGAGTTGTCGGGCCCACAGGCCACGCCATCGGCCGCGCTGGCGGCGTAGTGCGTGCGGACGGCCACGAAGCTCGTGCCCGCGTCGTCGTTGGCATACCCGATCTGGATCGTGGCGGTTCCGCCCTCGGACTGCACGGTGTACTCGTGCAGGCGCCAGACCTTGCCCGTCGCCACCGCGCCGAGCACGACGTAGTTGGCTCCGCTCTGGTTGATGTTGACGTGGGCGTAGGTGAGGTCCGCATCGCCGCCTACGGCGTCGAGAATGGCCGCCAGCGTGGTCTGCGTCGCCAGCCGATCGGTCGTCTTGTCCGTGTCGTTGAAGCCCTGTACCGCGTCAGGCATGGTTCAGTCCTCGCTCTCTGCGGCCAGTTCTTCGCCGAAGTCCGGGCCGTGTGGATAGTCGACTGCGTTCTCGGGTTTCCGTTCCATCTCCACCAGCGTATCGACGCGGCCCTTGGTGTAGGATACGTCACCGCGGATGGTCAGAAGTAGGGTCAGCATACCCCCGGCGATGGCGACGGAGATCATCGCAAGCACGCCGAAGATCTGCCATCGCTTCCGTTGGCATCGGTCGACGACCTGGTAGATGCTCTCCTCGTCACTCCTCGGCTTCCGCGCCATGTGCAACTCCAATCAGTTCTTGTGCTGTCGGTTCCTTGCCGAAGCGTACCTCGCCGGGATGCTTGCCGCCGACGACCTTGATCTTCATCAGGGGACGGACGATTCGCCCGTTGACGATGGCCCCGATGTCGGCCTGACACTCCACCGTCTTTCCGTCGTAGTTGAAGAAGTGGTCCCGTGTGTAGGAGCGATCATTGATGTCGCTCGTTCCGCTGGCGTGGCCGCACAGCCAGGGCATCGGCCCGTAGATGTTGCAGTCCCTGTGCGCCTGGAAGCTCGCCAAAGAAGCATCAAAGACACCCAAAAGGTCGTTCCGCGGGAGGCTCCAGTACCACTCGTAGAACCGCTTGAGGAACCCCAGCCGGTAGGCCGTTGCATAGGTGCCGGTGATCTGAGGGATGCGGTGACACGACTTGCCGAGCCGGATGGGCGGGTTGTCCTTGAAGCCGCGAAGAATCCCGCCGAGGTAGATCGCATCCCAATCGTCGGGTAGCTCCTCGGTGAAGTCGTCCAGCCTGTCCGCAAAGTCGTTGCAGAACAGCGCATCGTCCTCGAAAACGAAAAGACTGTCTATGCCATCCTGCATCGCGTCCTCGAAAATGCGGATGTACGTCTGCGAGCAGGCCCACGCGCCGAGAGCCTGCCGAAACCACTTGGGCTTGCCCATGTTCGTGGCATCGACGGCTCGGACACGTTCCGGTGTCAGGAACGGCCAGCCCGACCGGCCGAAACGCTCATTGAACGCTTCGAGCCGGTCAGGCCGCCGGTCCAGGTTGACTACAAGAACCCTGTCAAACATCGGCTCAGTCGTCGATGAAGCCGAGGTTCAGGTAGACGATCTCGATCTTGCCGGTGACCGTGCATACGCCGTCGCCCTCCGCCGTCGCAGCCTCGGCGGCCACGTTCAGGAAGGCGTTGATGGCGGTGGTGCTGCCATCCAGCCCTCCACCGGCGACTTCGGCGACGAGTTGGTCCGTCGCCGTCACGGCGGCGGACATGGTGATGTCATCCTTGTTGATGATGTTCTCGGCCGTCCCGCCGAGCACCCCGACGTTCGTGGCCGGCACAGCCGACCCGACGCCGATGTCGAGGACCTGATCGTTCATCAGGCCGGCCCCATCGACGGTGAGGGTGTCCAGCTTCATCACGCCGGACAGGATGTGCAGGTATCCCTTCGGGAAGTCGTAGATCTGGACGCCGCCCTGGTTGCCGTCCGTGGTGTAATCCACCGTGGGGATCGGCAGCGCAACGATGTCCAGGATGACGCGGCGAAGGTTGCCGGTGCCGAGCTCCGTCGCCTGGACGTAGGCCGTGGCGGCCGTGGGGACGGAACCGACGGCATTGAGTACGCTGGGTCGAGGCATGGTAGTCTCCTATGTCTCTCGATGGTGAATGGACGACGACGCCTTCGGCTCACAGTCCAAAGGTCGTCGGCGTCACGGTGCTCTTGTCCGATGTCCACAGGTTGAGGTCCGAATGCGCGATGCGCAGCAGAATCTCGACGGCCTGTGGGCAGTTGGGGTGGATGTGCTGGCGAATCGACCGAATCATGGCGTCCTTGGACGCATAGTTCGGGTGCTTCGTCGCCAGTGCGGTTGTCGAGTGGGCCATAATGATCTCCCATGAGCCAAAGAGCTTGGGCGGGTGGGGAAGGACCGAAACCCCACCCGCCCGGTGCTCCCTGAGTCTTAGCTGGAGCCGAGGATGATCTCGCCGCACGCCTCGGCGCGGAGGTACTTGGCGCCGTGCAGCGTCTTGGCACCGTAGTACCACGAATGGGCGTTGTCGATCCACGTCGGACCGAACGTTCGGATGTCGCCGCCGGCCGTGATCTGGCCGACCGCTTCCATGTCGCCGATGCACAGGGCGACCGTCTTGCGGAAGTCGCCCTGGTAGGCGCTCTGCCGGTAGCTCGACATATTGCCGAGCCAGCACGTCGCCGAAGCGGTGGACGTGTGCCGCAGGCGGTTGGTCTTTTCGACCATGAACCCCTGAACCTCGACCATCCTTCGGGTGATGAGCCCGTTGACATCGGCGTAGTCGCGGCTGGTCAGGGTCTTGTCCTGCAGCAGAACATCCGTCAGGTACGGCGACAGGAATGCAATGCGGCCGCCATCCGGGCAGTTCCGCTCGTCGAAGTAGACGGCGATCTCGGCGAGGTCGTCCTGCAGGGTCAGACTGCCCTGGAGGCTGCGCGGGTACTCGTTGCCCAGGTCGTCGTTGGTGCCGGTGACCTGCTTGCCGCCGTAGAAGGTGTCGTCGCTGGAGCCCACGTCGGACGCTCGGGCGCCCAGGGCCAGTGCGGCGAACAGTTCCTTCTCCACATCCGCCACGCACGCCTCGCCGTCGGCGCGGGCCGTGGCCATTCGGACGTCGAAGTGGCGGATGAACGAGTCGAGCTCGCCCTCGTAGTGGTCGCTGATGATCTGCTTGGTGTTCAGCGTGACCAGGCGCTCTTCGAGTTCGGGCTGGTTGGCGCCCACGCGGACCTGGCCTTCGGTCAGTTCCTCGGAAGTCGCCTTGGCGGTGGCCGGGAATTGGAACGACCGGCCGCCGACGATCGGGTGCTTCCAGACGTGGCGCACGATGGTCGCCGCGTCGTAGAAGCTCTGGAGCACGGTGCCGCCGTATTGCGTCAGCGCGAGGGCGACCTCATCGCCCGTTCCGTACTCCTGTAGGGTTCGGTGTAGAACTGCGTCTGCCATGATAATCCCTTTCTGTAACTACGGTTAAACGGAAACTCGCATGGTCCGAGTTCTCTCGCCAACCTGCGGGTCCGAAAGGGATTGTCCGTCGGTTCGGTGAGGCTTGGGATGCGTCGTGGCAAAGGCGGGGGGCGACGCGCCCACCCGCCCAAGGAACCGGCTAGTGCAGCGGAAGGTTCTGAATGTCGGATCCGACGGCCCGGGTGTCCACCTGGCTGCGGAACGCGGGGTCGGTCTTGTACTTCGGATCGCGGCGGTCGGCCAGGTACTCGGTCTGCGTGCTGTAGGGCTTCGTCCCGCTATCGGCGGGGCCGCCCTCCTGCAAGGCCTGCTGCGTGCCGGCCTTGACCGCCTGATCGTAGTGGCCCTTGATGACCATGAGTGCGCTGACGGCCGTGGTCGGACTGGCTAGGTCCGTGTTCAGTTTATCTTTGAGGTTCTGCGGCAAGCCCTTGGCGAAGTCAAGAAGCGTCTGGAGCTTGTCCTCGCCCCCGGCGTATTCAACAACGGCTTGGCGCGAATTATCAACAGCCATCTGCTGCGCCAGCGCCACGCGGGGAACCATGTCGCCGACAATGCCACGGGACAGTCCCATCTTCTCGAAGCCTACGTAGACCTCCTCGGTCAGATCGCCGGTTTCGCTGACCTGCGCGGCGATTTCCTCCCAAGTCGTTCCGATCGCGGCTAGGAGGGCGTTGAAATCCGCCTTCGGGTCGGCGAGCGGGGAATCTTTGGGTATCTGGATGCCTTCATTGGCTCGGGACTGCTTGGCTTCGAGGTCTCGGTAGCTGCCGAGGAGCTTCCCGACGGCTTCTGAGGGGGTGTCGGAGTTGAACTTTTCGGGGAAGCCTTCGGGGAGCTTGAAGCCTTCTTCGCCTTCTTTGCCTTTGACATTGGGATCGCCTCCCTTGGGGTCTGCGTTCGGGGCTGGTTCCGCCATGATTCCGGTTCCTCTGGTGTTCTACGCTGCCGGGGCACCCGCCGCGCCACGCTGCTCGACGAGCGTCCCGATGGTCTTGACGGCCTGTTTCGCGGCCTCCTCTTGGAGCGTGGCCGCGGCGCGGGCCTGGAGTTCGGCGTTGACTTGCTCCGGCGTCTTTTTGAGCCCAGCGGTGTCCACGCCCTGATATTGGAAGATGCGGTCCACCACGACGTCGAGATTCAGACTCTCCAGCGCCCCGGGAATGGCCGAGATCATCTGGAGGGCCGACAGCATCTTGTCGAGTTCCAGTTGTCGGCTCAACGCCGCCGGGCCGGTGAGTACCGCGACCTGCATGGCCTTCTTGCGGGCCTCGTCACTGAGCGGTGGGATCACAAGGTCGACTTCGAGTTGGTGGACGAAGCCCTCGACCAGCGGCTTCTGCAGTTCATCGGAGATGTGGGCGTAGGGCCCGCCCAGAGCCCCCTCGAGCTCGCGTGTGATCTCCATGACGGCCGTAGCGGTCACTCGGTCGCCACTGGGGATGCTCCGGGCCTTGAGGAGCATATCCTGGCCGAGTGCTTGCTCCAGGGCCTGCGCGCCCTGGAAGGCGATGCCGAAGTCGGCCGTCTTGTTGGTCTGCAGGAAGGCGATGCCCTGCACCTGCCCTCCGACTACGCGGCCGGAGATCGGCTGGCCGTTGGCTTTCGTCAGGTCCGTCTTGCGGACGTTGGGCTCGGTGGGGTCCAAGACCGGGACCATCTTTGCCGCGTTGGCCATGCCGAAGATCAGCGCCTTCCAGAGTTCGTTGACGCTCTGGATGTCCGGGAAGCGTGTCGCGATGAATCCTCGGGCGTAGTTCTCGCCCGGGCACAGGCGATAGGTCGCGCAGTTGTAGGGGTTCAGCGGGTATGGCTCGCTGGCGTTGTCGAAGAACACGAGCTCATTGACTTCCTGGCGGACGCGCCATCGGTAGTTGCCCACGCCGCCGACACGCTCGCATTTGGTGTAGAGCGCGTATTCCTCGTCCGGTTTGAGCTTTGCACGCTGTCGAAGATCGTCCTCGAACTCCATTGCGTGCTTCTTTTCCCGCGTGATGGTCCACAGCAGCGTGCCGGAGCCGGACCGCTTGCAGACCCAGTTGTCGAAGCGGTAGTACCGCAAATCGTAGTCGGGCGCCAGCCGCGTCAGGGTGTTGCCGCAGATCATCAGCGACTCGAGGGCCGCGCGGTTCGCCAGGCGGTAGTTGCTGGCCTCCATCTTGGACGCGACCACGAGTTCCCGGGCGTAGAGCAGCGCGATCCACTCGTTCTTCTGCTCGGCGGAAAGCTCCTGGGAAGCGCGCAGCTCGGCCGTGGCGGCGAACTCGAACCACGGGACCCCCACGGGGAACAGGCTGGTCATCAGCCGGCCGGTCATATTCTCCACGCCGACGCCGCCGATGTTGCGCCAGGAGTTGGGAAGTTCCTCATTGGCCTGCTGGTTATGCGGCGGAAGTACGTCCGCGATCGTCAGCGAGGCGTAGTCGCGGGCCCGCTCCAGAAAGGTTGTCCTTTCGGCGTCGGCCGCGTCGAACCCGTCTTTGAGGGTAGGATCTGCCATATCAGTCGGGAATCCTCAATCCGCCGGTGTCTCGTGGGATGACCAGGGACGAACGGCCCCTACGCTTTGACTCCAGGCCCTTTCGCTGCCGGGCGAGTTCGGTCAGGGCTGCGTCATCCTCGAGCTCCTCCGGTGGGGGCGGGGGGAGTGGGTCGGGCGCACCAGGCGGCTTCGAGAACAGTCCGGCCATAAGCGCTGCTCCTACTGTAGCTTGTACCTCTGCTTGAGCTCGTCGATGAGGGTCCGGCGGCCCAGGTCGGCCGCGAGTTCCAGCCGGAGGGCTTCATCTGAGATTCGGCGAAGGACGGGAAGGGCGTCAAGGGCGGGGTAGCGGGTGTCGAGCCATTTGATCAGGCCGACCGCGGCATCAGGCAGGCTTTCGTCGCTTCCGACGTCGGCTTCTTGGAAGCTCGATTCGTCTGCCATAGCCACTCCTCAGAAGCCAGCGCTGGAGCCCGACAGGTGTTGCGATGTCGTAGGGCACGGGGATTCCAGCGGCCTGCAGGCACATGAGCGTCGTACAGAGGCAGTCCTCGTTCCAGGGTCCGGTTCCCATGCGGAGCCATCGGGCGAAGCTGGGCCAGTAGCGCAGCTTCACGCCCACACCGTACTCGAAGTAACGGAGTGGTATGGGTTTACCGATGACCTCCACGGCGGAAATGAGCCCCGGATAGGATTGGAGGAACGCCAGGCGAGGCCAAAAGCTGTTGCCCTCAAAGGTTACGTTCAGGATCACGTTCTCGTCGCCGAAGGAACAGTGTACGATCCTCGACAGCGAGAGGATGCGGATGACCCAGAGCATGACCGCCTTCCATGTTGCAAAAAAACAACACGGGAGATCGGCAAACGTCACAACGTATCGCATTTGCGTAACTTGCGCGATGTTGATTTCTCGCTACACTGTTCTGAGGGTGGGTAATATTACCCAGTTGCGTCTCTCCTGTCTCTCATTGAAACAGGTATTCCGACTTCGCGGCTCGGCCAACGTCCAGATTCCCAGTCGGCGGCGGGGGAGGGAGCTTGATGCCGTAGCGCTCGTTCCAGTCGGCGGCGAGGCGGTCCAGCAGCGGGGTCTCGTGGATGTAGCAGAATTGATCGCGGACGATCTGGGCGGTGCGGCTCATGTTGGCCGCATGAGCCATGATCGCGTCGTGGATCCCGCCGAATCTGATGCCCTCGTCGTGACAGGCCAGCGCCACGCAGAGCAGATGGGCCGAGTCCACCGAATGCACGAAGTTCGGGGCGCTGGCGTTCGTCTGCTTGATGTTGGCCGGAGGGCACGTCTTGTCCTGCCAGCCAAGGCTCAGGCTTCCAAAGGGCGTGTAGACACGGATGGACCGCTGGTTCCGGTAGGGCTGCTCGATCGTCACGCCCAACGGGTTCCGCCATGCGAGGATGTTCCCCTTGCGGACGATCTTGCGGGTGCAGTTCTTGATCCACTGCAGCGCCGCGTCCACGCTCGGGCATTCGTGGGCGGTCGCCTCCATGACCACCCGGGCCATGTACTTCGACGCCGGGTAGAGTTCATCGAGAAGGAATCCCGCCTCCTGGAGATTCGCGTACATCTGCCGGCGGGCCCCGACGCGGGTGACGCCGTAGTAGTTCGTCATCGCCGTATGCTTGACGAGCTTGCGTGTGATGAAGCCCTCAAGGCTCTGTGCGAGCTTCTTGGCGGCGTCGGCGTCTCGACCCACCAAGCCCTCCGTTCGGCCGGCCACGTCCGCGTAGAAGTCGTGTGGCCGATCCGTGGGGATGACGTTGACCTTTGCCGCGGCGTCCTCGCAGCGCAGCATGGCCGCGTAGTGCTGCAGGGCGTTGTTGGTCCCGTCGATCTGCGTGGGAAGGTGGGCCGCGGCCTCGGGGTCCAGAAGGGCCTGCGCGGCGGCGAGAGACTGGAAGGGGTCGTCGACCTCCATCCATCCAGTGTTTTCAAGGGGTTTCTCGATCCACCCAGCAAAAATCTCCATGTTGTCGTCGACCCACTCGATCCGCTCGTCGAAGGTGAGCTTGTCCTGCCCGCAGCGGTTCGCCATGTGAATCCGCAGCCATCGCTTGGCATCGGGCCCGGACGCATCGACGGGATCGGCGAACTCGAGCATCCCACGGCTCGCGTCGTCGCCCTGCTGGTGGAACAGCACGGGGACCGGGTAGATCCGGCACCGGAAGTCGAGCTGGTGCGGGAACCAGAACCGCCCGTAGCCCTCCATCCGCTCTGCGATGTACTGGCGGATGCTGAAACTCTTGGCGCCGCTGGCGATCTCGCGGTTGCGGCGGATGATGTAGCTCGCCTTCTTCTTCCAATTGGCCCGTTCGGGACTGCCCTTGTACCATTCCTTCGGCCGGTCCGGGAACTCCAGCGGGTGAAGTTGCGGGATGCCCGCGATGTTGCCGCCGGCGGCGCCGAGCTCCTGCACGATGTCGAACACGAAGCGGTTGATTCGCCAGGGCGTCGAGTTGATCGCGTTGACGGCTTCGAGCAGCACGGGGTTTTCCTCGGCTCCGATCTCGTGGCGTTCCGTCCGCTTGTACAGGTGCGTCGGGATGATGAGATACCCCCCGATGTCCTTCGGCGTCCACTGCAGAGGCGGCACAACCATCGGCAGGTAGCGGGGATTCAGCAGCTTGCGGAACTCGTGGCCGTCGTGGATGACCTTCTGTGCGGTGTAGGAGAGCTTCCATATCCAGGCCGCATGCTTGGTGATGATCCGCTTGAACTTGTAGAACGCGGGCTCCCGCGGCTTGTCGTAGTCCTCGACGGTGGCGACCCGATCCAAGAGATGCAGCAGCGTTCCGCCGACGGCGGCCTGGGCCTGCGGGGACCAGCGGGAGTCGGGCATGAAGCGGGCAGCAACGCGGTTGGTGTTCTCGACCGTGATCCGTCGCCTGTCGGTGTGGACCAGTGCATCCCAGGTCTCCTCGTAGAACCGGCCCGGGCAGCCCGCCCTTTTCCACTTCCGCTTCGCGGCGTTGTGCTTGCCGCGCATCTCTTTGTAGTTGGCTTGGGCGTTCAGGGCCCGGGCGATGGCCATTGACAGCCGCACGGGGGTCACGCCATCGGGTTCGGTGAGCATCAGGTTCATCGTCTCGTGGAGCGTGGCCAGCGCCAGGTGCGAGGAGTTGAACTGGAGGATGACCGGGCCGGCGTGCATCCGCCCCACGCCGGGGATGCCCTTTCGGATGGACCGCTTCTCGGCGGCGATGAGGCGGCGCAGGGGCTCGAACCAGTGGAGGATCAGTCGTTCGACGGCCTTGAGTTGCGGCCCGTCGCCCCGCTCGACGGCCTTGTCCACCAGCATCCGGTAGCGTGCGATGCCCTCGGACTGGGCCTCGCGTTCCAGGGCCTCCTCGTCGGTGTAGAGGCTGTCATCCATGACGCGCTGCGGCATAAGTTATTCCTTGGCCAGCAGTGCCGGCAGTCCGTCGTGGTTTCGTCCGTCGAGCGTACGCCCGGCCTTTTTCTTCCCGACAGGTCGGCCGTTCTCGTCGAAGCGCCCCCACTGCTTGAAGAAGAAGGCGATGTCGGCGAAGGCGGATTGATCGACCACAGCGCCAACCCAGACGGGGTGCATGCGCCGCGCGCCGGGGCCGCTCTCTCCGCCAACGATGACCCAGTCGAGGCGGTCGAGCCACGGCGTCGCGTCCACCGGGCCGAGCATGGGCTCGATGGACACGCCGCGGCAGGCGGCGGGCGTTTCCAGCAGCCGCGGGATCCGCTCATCCGCCCGGGCCTGATTCTCCGCAGTGACCATCAGCACGACGTTGGGCAGCGGCTCGCCCCTGTGGATACCCTCCAGCGCGAACCGAGCAGTTGGCACTGCATCGAGAACCTGATTCGAGAGATTCCTGCCTGGGTCGTAGAGGAAACCAAACGCGCGGCCTATGCGCCGACTGCCTCGGAGCTCGTCCAAATACGCGCACATCCGCTCGGCGCGCTTCGTCAGCACAATGAAGATGTGATCCGGGCACAGCGCCATCACGGTCCAGATGCGGTCGCGGTCGTCGTCGCTGATGTCGGCGTGGAACAGGTCGCTCCGCGCGCACACGAACGCCACGCGCGGCTTTTTCCACCGCAGCGGCGCCGTGAGGACCTCCTCGCCCTGAAAGACCGGCCCGCGTGCGAAGTAAGCCCCCGGCGGCTCGAGGATCCATCCACAGGCCCCGGGCTTTCCGCCCGTGCCCTCGATCACCGGGACGCATCGCGCCAGATGCCGGAAGCGGCCATCCTCCTCGCGTCGGGCCCAGCAGTTCTCGCAGCCCTCGCTGATCGGCCTGCATCCGATATACGGGTTCCACGTCTCGCCGACGCGTCCGGTGCCCTGTACCCATTCGATGTGTGTTCGGCTCATGTCATTGTCTCCGTTCGCTTGAACTCCACTACCCAGACCCAGGGGTTGACTTCCCACGGGTAGCCGCGCTTGGCGTTGATGGAATCCCACAGGTCACGAAACAACCGGATCGCGTGTCCGCAATACTGGACAGCGCCCCGTGGGATACCCTCCGCAATCGCATCTTCCTCGCTGATGTCCTGCACGCGCTCGACGCGAACGCCCGTCACTTCCAGCCAGATGCGAGCGGCCCACTTGGGCATGTGGATCGAGGGCTTCCATCTACAGCCCTCAAATTGCGGGTCATTGTCAGCGCGGTATACATAGCCGCCGATCGGGCCACGAAAAGCCTCCCTCACCCAGAGGCGTTGCCCTTCCGAAAATGGACAACGTGATAGACGCCCGCCTGCGACATCCCAAGCATTCGGGCCGCGTGGCGTTGGCTGCACAGGCCCGTCGAGATCGCCCACCGCAGATGTTCCGCTTCGGCATCCGTCAGTTTTGACATCGGATGCTTCTCTCCCTCGATGCCCCGTCCGTGACGCTTCCGGTCCAGCCAGTTTTCTTCCCGCGTCCCCCACCGCAGGTTCTCCGGCTTGTTGTTGTTCGGATTGCCGTCCAGATGCCGCACCTGCATCGACTTCTTCGGCGGGCGGCCGTGGAAGGCTGAGCATATCAGACGATGGATGTGCCGCGTCACCTTCCGATTGTTGTGAGACAAGCTGATCGTCCTGTAGCCCTTCGCCGTGATGTATCCTTTGAGCGGATACCAGTCCACGTAGTCCTTCCGCCCAAAGCCCTTGTACCGCGTCCGAGAGTAAACCTTCCCATCGTCGCCCGCCATGTAGTCGTCGTTGGGAGACTCCGGTATCCGTTTCAATTTCGTGCCATTCGGTAGGGTTATCATGGCTATAGCATACCATAAGCCGGTCAGGTGTCAAGCGGTAAAAGGCATCTGGTTGGGTTTTTATCACGCGCCGCGTCTGAGATTTTCTGCCATCCAAGAGGGACCGAACCATCGGGCCGGAGAATAAGATCGGATGGTCTTTCATGGCTGGCGGTTCTCGCTCTCGCTCATGGTGCTCCCCTCGAAGAAAAGTTCGCGCCCGGACGAGGAAGGGGACGAGAGAACCCCGCCCGGGCGCTACGGGTCCGGCTACTGCGGCGGATCCTTGGCTCGCTTGGTCCAGAGCCCACCGATGAGTTCGATCAGCTTGTAGACCTTGCCGAGAACCTTGTCGTCGGCCGGCGTGGGCGTCAGATTCACGATGACGACCGCGAGGCCGTGCAGGGCGAGCAGGATCGCCACGATGGCGTTCATGTTCTGAGTCAGCCAATCCATAGTGCCGACCTTTCTATATGACCGCGCCGATGATCGATATGATCATCGGGTCTATGGCCGTGACGAGGTTGCCGAGGTTGGCCGACTGCTCCGTCTGGGCGAGCAGTTGCTCGTACTCGGGGCCTTCTTCGAGCTTTTTCATCAGCGCCGACACGGGCGTCCTGACGATTCTCTGGAAGGCCATTGCCTGCGCCGGGTGCCGACGCTCGAAGTCGGTCCAGGAGATGCCGATTGCCGCGGTGAGGGTGTCCCGCTGCTCTTGGGCCGTAACGGCTACGGTTGGGGCCGTGTCCGGCTCATCAGGGGCATCCGGCTGGCCCGTGGTGGTGTCGTCGCTCATGGTCAGTCTCCATTCCGAAGTTCTGCGAGTTCGGCGGCGATCCGGGCCAGTTGCGGGCCCAATTCATCGGCGGCGCCGACCCATAGCTTGTTGAGTTGCGCGATCTTATCGAAAACCTCGCGGGTGGATCGGACGTTCGCGTAGTCGTCCTCGCGCATCGCCCGGATGGCCTTGACCTTCTGCTCTACCGCGTTGAGGCTCATGTGAAGGGCAACTTGGCTCTCCATGAGATACTGGCTGTCCAGCGGGATCGGGGTGCCATCGGCGTTCTTGAGCGCCCCGCCAACGACGGCCCGCAGGTCCGAGTACGCGGCGTCGACCGCGGCTTGCCGCTGCTCGGCCAGGAAGCTCAGCGCGAGGGCGTGCCACTCGTCGATGTTGTGCTCTTGGTTGAACGTACCTCCCGAGCCCCGGGCTGCCCATGCGGTGATCGTCTCGGAGCCGCATCCGGCAAGGGGGGCCAACAGCAGACACGCGACGGCGAATATGGCCAACGTCCCTTTCATGGTGACACTCCCGCATCCAGAACGATCTCCACGATAGCCTCTCATCGGCTGGCGTCCAGAAAAAACTTGCGGCATTCTGGATTTTTTTCTTGCGGTCGGTGGGATTCCTGCTCCATGATGCTTGGCGCATGAACAATCTAGCCGTACAATATGACCTCGCACATCAACGGGCCTCAACGGTCCATGTTGTTCATGCTGGGAATCGGGTCGCCGAAAGGCGGCCCGTTCTCATTGACGGGGTTGGGCTGTTGGTAGCCCTCCGGCCCGAATCGGCCGGCTTCGCGGGTTCGAATCCCGCCCCCCTCTATCCCCCAGCGCGTCGGGGTTATGACGCGCCGAGCCGACACGACGCTCCAATACCACGGCGGGAACCGGGCAGCCTGTTCGGACCCGGACCTTTCGCACGCGGGAAGTCGTCGTCGGTATGGTTAGGGCAACCTCGCCCCGAAAGGGTAAGCCAGCCCAAGCCGCCGATGCACCACCGGAAACCTACACCTGATGTCAGAAGTGCGCGCCCGATTCTTGAGGCGCGCGGTCGTTGGGCAACCCCTTTCTAGCTTGCGCTACTAAGAACCACAGTAGACAAGAAGGAGAGACCGGCACCCACCCCCACTGACAGAGGGAGGGAACACGGATGGGCGAGGCCGAGCAAGGGAGCCGTTGCGCATTCGTTCTCAAGCGCATGTAGCACACGCAGAAAGGGACGATGATGAAAGGCAATCTGTGGTTCGACGGGGGCTCGCACGGAAACCCCGGCCCGTCCAGCTTCGGGGTGAGCCTGCTGGTCCACGGGAGCGGACAGGACAACGTGGGGCACTTCATAGGAACCGCCACCTGCAACGAGGCCGAATATGCGGGCATGGTCTACGGCCTTCTACTGGCCTCCAGCCGGGGCGTCAGCGATCTCGTGGTCCGCGGTGACTCAACGCTGGCGCTGCGATGCGGTGAGGGGGTGGCCAAGTGCAAAGCCCACAACCTGAGATGGCTCTACAACATGGCGGCGATGCTGCGGGTGGGTTTCCGCTCGATCCGGTGGGAGCACATCCCCGGCGAGGAGAACGGGGTTTGCCACGAGCTCGCCGCGGATGCTATCCAGCGGGCCAGTGGGTCGCCGCTGTTCGCGGGGCGGGACAAGGGCCTACCCGTCCGGTAAAAAACTTACAAATCTCTCAAGATTTACTCTTGACAAGCCGATAAGATGTGGTAGACTGCCGCACATCGCATCGAAGAAAGGGACACCTATGGGTTGTGATATTCACCTGCACGTCGAAGCAAAGATCAACGACCGATGGGAACACTGCGACAATCCATCGGTTACTCGCTGGTATGAGCTCTTCACAAAAATGGCTGGTGTTCGCGCCACGACCGCTGAGATCGCGCCCATCTCCGGCCCACGCGGCGTACCCTCAGACTCATCTGTGATCACACAGATTGATTACGAGTCGTGGGTGCCCGACGCGCATAGCTCGAGTTGGCTTGGCCGCGTGGACATCGTAGCCCTCTGTGCCTGGATGAAAACGAAAGGGCTTGTGTCAAGTGACTACTTCGGTTATTTCCTCGGCTCTCCGTTCGAGGCGATTGCGGAGCAGCGCACTGATGGGATCGAGGACGTGCGTTTCGTCTTTTGGTTCGACAACTGAGGTTTCAGACTGCCGCACGACGAATCAGAAAGGGACGACGAATGGCCAAGGCACCCGAGCAACCCCGTTACCGCACCGCCTCGATCGCGGATCCCGAGTTGGCGCAGATCGTGGTGGACCTGGCGGTCGTGGAGAAGCGTCCCTTCTCGAACATGGTGCAAGTGCTCGTCGGCGAGGCCATCAGGGCGCGTCAGCGTGGCACCAAGCGGAAAGGGTAGACGAATGGACGATCTCGTCAAGGGCGGACAGGGACGTACAGCAAAGTCATTGGCCCGCAGCGCTGTCGGTTCGGTGTGGGTGGTCTTTATCGGCGTCCTGGTGATCGCCGTCATCATCGCCTTGGGGGTGAAACGCCGCGATGCCACGCCGCCGCTGCTCCCGGAGTCGGAACTGCCTCTGAGCGAGCCTGACGACGTGCTGGTGCCGGCCGACGTCATCCCGGCCCCGCTGCCGGTCCCGCCCGAGATCCACCGCCACAGTCCGGCAAGGTGGGTGCTGGAGGCGGTGCTCGCCCAGGAAGGCGGCCCGGCCGAGAATCCCTATCAGATCACCGAGGCGTTCTGGCTGGACGCTTGCGAATACAGCGGTGCCGAATGGCCGCTCGCCTACCGGAACTCGCCGGCCTGCGCCGAGCAGGTCATTCTCTGGTGGTGGGAGAGATATGGCCTTCGGACCGACGTGGCCCGCATCGTTGGGTTCCACGCCGGCCAGAGTCGGGCGAGCTATCTCCAGCGGTGCCTCAATCTCATCGAGATTCGATACGCCAAGCGGGCGCGTGACCCGCACACCCGGCCCGGCGCTAACAGCGTCCAGAACAAGCCCCGGGCCGATTAGCAGACAGCGCGGCGACAAGCCGCAGAAAGGAACCGGATCATGTCGCAAACGTTCAAGGAAGTGCATTTCAGGCAGGTCGGAATCGGCAAGGATGCCGCGAGTGTCGCGGTGGTGCTGCCGGTGGCCGCGAATGCCGACATCGGCGCCCTCCGCGACCTGCTGATGCGGGCCCGTCTCAAGGTCCGCATGGTGGCGGTCGACGACCCGGATCAGGGCGAGCTCATCGAGGGGGCGGCGCATCCGACCATCGAGACGGTCGCCGACACGGGCAAGATGGGCGTCGACGCCGAAGGCGTGGACGTCCGGCTGTCGCTCAAGAAGTCCGAGGTCGATCTCGCGGTGCTGGGCGACTTCGCCAACGCCAGGGGCGAGATCACGGTCGAGCGGATCGGCGATTCGAGCAAGGGCAAGGCCGACGACGCCGGCGACGACGAGTAGTACTGCCTCGTGCAAGGCAGGAATCGGCGGTAGCTCAACTGTGTGGCAGAGCACCGGGGTTCGCCCCTCCCCCGGGATGCGGGTTCGAATCCCGCACGTCGATGTCAACCAACCCCGGCACAGCCGGAAGAAAGGAATCGCATCATGGCAGGCGTCAAGAGCAAGTTCATCGTTCAGAAGCCCGGCGACAGCGAGAGCCAGTGGATCGACACTGAGATCGGCGTCACCGACCAGCCCCCCAAGAGCAAGGCCGACTGCATCAAGGCCATCCGCGCGGAGGGGACGGCGGGGATGTACCGCATCGTGGCCGTCAAGGGCATCGTCACAGCGAAGGTGGAGAACACTCCGAAGGTGACCCTGACCTGATGCCAGTCCCGAGCAGCATCACGATCACGGTGGGCGGCGTCGAGCTGACAGCCGACTTCCACACCCTCTTGGGCAACCCGGTCCTTAGTACCGTGCGGAATCTCGGCGTCGATGATCTATCGTCGGTGCTGGCCCGAAGCGTGATGAGTTCCTGTGAGCACGCCGCCCGCGCCGTCATTGCCACGGCCAAGAGCGAGGCGGCTGACGACCTGGCCGGCGACGCGATCCGCGACGAAGGTGCGCAGGGCCGGATGGAACGCTTCGAGGAACGGAACGCCCTGGACGAGCAGTTCAAGGAGTAGCCCTGTGCGAGACGAAGGCCCCTAGCCTCAGAAGGACGAGAAACCATGAAGATCATCAAGTTGGAAAGCCAGAACATCAAGCGGTTAAAGGCCGTCTCGATCACGCCCAAGGGCAACGTCGTCGTGATCGGCGGGCAGAACGGCGAGGGCAAGACTTCCGTCCTCGATTCCATCATGTACGCCCTGGGCGGCGCTCGCGGCGTCTGTGACAAGCCGGTGAGGGCCGGGCAGAAGAAGGGCAAGATCACCTGCAAGCTCGACGATGGCGTGGTCGTGACGCGGACCTTCACGGCGGGCGGTGGCGGTACGCTGGCCGTGACGGACGCGGACGGCGTGACGGCCTCGCCGCAGAAGCTCCTGGACACGCTGTTCGGGAGATTGACGTTCGACCCCCTGGCCTTCCAGAGAATGAAACCCGCCGATCAACTCACGCTTCTCAAGGAGCTCGTCGGCCTCGACCTGTCGCAGCTCGACGCGAACCGCAACCAGCACTACAACGAGCGGACGGCGATCAACCGCGACATCAAGGTGCAGGAAGGCGTCCTCTCCACGATGGCGGAACACCCGGACGCCCCGGCCG